AAGGAACCGTGGAGCCGAGGAGATCAATAAGATTTCTGCCAGAATAATAATCCTTCATGGCTTTTGTCTTGGCGTCTTCAATGGAAAGATCCCGCATGACTTTTTCTGTCATGGCCTTCTTATAGGGCTCATCTAATGCAAAGCTTCTATTCCTAAAAGCCTCTTCTGCAGCAAGCTGTTTCTGTCTCAACTCAAGCTCCTGCCGAGCCCGCGCATTTGCATCCATCCTAGCCTGAGAGGATTCCCCCAGCATAGAAGTATCATGCTGCTGTCGATAAGCTAGCTCCTTTTCAAACTGCTGCTGCTGAGCCAGAGCCCTTTGCTGATCTTGTGTCAGCCCCATTTGAAACTGCTGTGCTTGCTGTCGTTGATTAGCTTCCTGAAGATCAAGTCCCCTGTTAGCCTGCTCAATTCCAGCCTGCTGTCCTTGCCTTTGCGTTACAAGCTGCAAAATTTGCATCGCCTGTGCAATTGGATCTATCTGTTGTTTTCTCATAAATCAGAAATAAAAATTGAACCTTCCACTGAATCAATATCCAACTTAACCAAAGCCGCCAATGCAGCCTGGGCTTCCTTTACTGGAGGAGGCAAATTACCATCCACATTTCCCACAAAGGTCTCCGTGAGCCTATTTGCTTCAACCATGGCTTGATAAATCAAAAAATCTGTCCCATTATCCGTCCACCAATCGGTGTCAGAATTTGTTGTCCAATCCGGATGCCAAATAAAAGCATCTGCAATAAGAAGCATAGATTCACTTCCAGTCTGTGACAGAAAGGCATTAAACCCTTCAAGAATCACATACCTCTGACCCAATAAAGGATCAAAGCCAAAAGCGGGAATTCCATCCGAAGCATAACGTTGAGCCGGTAAAAATGGAGTAACCTGATAATCTTCCCTCGCATGAAGTTGAGCCACCTGCTCCTGTGTCAGTGCACGAAGAATCCTATCAACCCCAGCATAAGCTCCGTCAGCCTGGCTTCCCGATACACGTTCATACCAGGTTTTAATCTTGCGAGCGGTGCCTGTGCCGGAGAACCAGGTGGGACTGCGCCAGTCAAAAGCTGTGCCGGAATAAGAAAAGTATCCCCGCTTCCGACAAATGGAAAAATCATAAGCTTTCTCTGCTGTCTTACGAGCATTGTTAAGTGCAAGAAGAAGCAGATCAACTTGGTTGCCACCAGAACCTTTCACATAATCCGAGGTGGCTTTGTGAAGGTTAGCAGCAAGTACTTCTTTGATTTGTCCGATTATCATGGCGGGGATACTAGAGGGTTGGATTAGTCAGCGTGACCGCGGACGCCAAGAGAACCAAAGGCGCCATGCTTGACCTTCGAGCGGTCATAGTTTGGCGTGCCACTCTGACGCTTGGGGCTCTCACGAGCCGTAGTGTCGAGCATCTTGGTGTCTTGGACATTCTTGGCAGCGCCTGGCTTGCCGTCGTAGGATTGCATTGGTGTTTTCATGTTTTGAAGGAGAGGTTAAAAGTGGCTGTGATTATGGCTCACAGCCTGAAGCCCTTTGGTTATTAGGTTCCCCAGACAAGGACTCGGAAAGTCCCAGAGACATCAGCAGGGTCGTCACGATTTGCATCAGTAGCCTGGGCGGGATTGTAGAAGAAAAGCTTAGAACCATCATAGCTAGGAGCCGTTGGAAGGCCCACAAGATTGTCAGATTTCTGAGCAAGTCCACTACCAAGGATTCGGTTGAATCCAATCGTTGAAGCGTCAACAGTGTTGGTGGCTCCACCCTGGGAAGAAAGAACGAGAGTCAATAGTTTGTACTTGATCTGCGTTGTTCCCACGGCATTCCAGCCAACTTCCACCGTGACATTATCTGATGTAAGAGCAGCCATTAGGCGGTAACACCAGTGATGCCCTCCAGGTAAAGGTGAGCTTCAGGAGCCTTGCAGACAAGACCACCTTCACCGAGGAATTCGTCCTTGCGGCCGTCATCATCAGGGTTCTGGCGATGCTTCAGCAGGGTCATTTCTGAATCTTGCATGTCAGTCCAGCCAAGGCAGCCGACATCGAGAACAAAACCAGAAGTTCGAAGGGACGAACGCTGGAAGAGAGGATGGCTCTTCAGGTAAAGAGTTCCCCATGGAGATTCCCACATATTAATGGTCATCCCGTAAGATTCCTCGCGAGTCTTCAGCGTTGTGGTCTTGATGCTCTTAAGAGCAAAGTAATCCTGAAACACCGAGTAAAGCGTCGAACCGCAAACCAGAAGCTTTTCAAAAGAAGCGTCAGCAGTGTTTTCAAAGCTCCGACGAAGCAGTCCTTCAAGCTGAGCACAAGTAACCGTGCCATTAACACGGATAACTCGTTTCAGCTCTTCAGTCTGCCAGCTGGAACTCGTGATGTCACTACCACCTGGGCGGTAGCCAAAGGTTCCACCAAGAGCTTTCTCGTATTCCTTCAGGAACCACAGAATGCCACCCATCTGACGACGAGGGACAGTCTGGCCATTCTGGTTAACGACATTCTGCACGCCGCGTTCACCAAAGAAGGTAGCCATTTCCATGACTTCCGTCAGGCGAAGACCAGCCTTTTTCACCGCGCTCTCGTAAATGCCCGTCTTGTCAAAACGAACACCAGCTTTGAGAGAGTTACGAGTGAATGGGCCGACCGTTTCGCGGAAAATCTGCATGTAGTTTTCCACTTCAATAGGGAACGTATAACCACCCTGACGAGAGCGATCACCTTCCGCAGCCGACTTACCAATCACCATCATCGTGATTCCATTTGCATCCGTGTCATTGCTGACAGAAGCGACGGTTTCAAGAGAAGTAACAAGCAGCGTGTCAGCAGTAGTGTCAATTGCAGTGACGATGCCACGAATGTCGAGGTAAGCTGAGCCAGCCCCGTTAGGAACTCGTTTAAACCAAACCACATCATCCACGCGGAACTTCTCTGCATCAGCCACAAAGACCCCATAGGTTGTCCCCGAGGTCCAAGTAAAGCCAGCAGCAGCCTGCGACGTGGTGAAAGTGTCATTGGTAAACGGCCCTGCCCCACCTCCACCGAGGGAGCCAGACGTTGCCGTGAGAGTTTCCTGATGTTGGTAGCGATCCTCGAACCAGCCAAATTTTGGCTTGTCGGATTCATCGCTTTCCATCAAGGAAAGAAGGTAAGTAAGGATTGCTTTACCCTGTGGATACATCCAAAAGATAGAGCGGATTGACTTTTCAGAGTAAGAACTCTCCAAGTCAGTAGAAGACATTAGACCAAGCATAGTGTTTGTGTATTGTGTTTGTTGTTAGCGAAGGTGTTCAAGGAATGAACTTGCTCCCGACGAGCGCGCTGGCGAAGCTCCACCTCCAGAGCTTCTCCGTGCACCTAGGGAACCAGCTTGCCGAGAAGGGTTGCTGGATTTTAGACTAAAAGTTGGATCGACAGACCGGATGATCTGCTGTGCCACAAGAGCCACCTGTTTCAAAGCAGCACTCTTACTCCCGTTTGGTGGAGTCCAACCACTCTGGGATACTGCTTCCAGAGCCTGGCGGATTACCTTACCCTTGCCAGCCAAGGCAGGATAACGAGTTTCAGCGTGCTTGCAAAAGGTTGAAGTCTGTTGCTCTCGAATATATTGCTGTTGAGCTTCCAGTTGTTTCTGGAAAGGAGTAAGCTCATTCTGGTAAAGCAGCTGAGCGGATGTAACCGCGTGACGGGCCGCACCGTCTGCAAGAGCCTGGAGTTGTTCCACGATCTTTGCAGGATCTGCTTCCGGATCACGTAGAAGTTTAACCAAATCAGGGGAAACCTTAAATCGGTTAAGCTTTGCATCCAGTTCTTCAGGAGTCCATTGATGACTCTGCTGCTGATGTTGAGGAGCAACACGCAAAGCAGTCTGAGCTGCAATGCTAGCAATCTGCTCAGCGGTCAGTTGGTTCTGCTGCTGGTGCTGGTCTCCTTGAGGATCATCATTAAGATCATCCCCTTCGTTGTTTTCAAGAGATTCATCAAGAGGATCATTCAGATCATCATTGATAAGCTCTTCGTCTAGTTCTTGTGGCATGGTTATTGTTGGTTTGCTTTGTTGTTAAGATCAGCCCGGAATATTCCAGGCCAGTCTAAAAATCGTTTTGTCTCCGAAGCTCCTCCAAGAAGACGCTCACGAAGAAAGAAAGACTTAAGATCAAAAGGAAGCGTTTCCAAAGCAGTGGCTGTGGCGCTGTCATAAAGATCTTGAAACTCCTTTCGCATAATCTGAAAAACTTCATTGGACTCCAGTTGCTCCAGGGAGAGGAGAAGCTGGTTGATTTCCAGGCGGGAGAGCTGGACTTCCTGTGGGTGTTGTTCCTGTGGTTGCATTTTGTTGTGGGCGTTTAAAGCGATCAAGATTCTTGAGTCCCCTCAATGACTGAACTTCTTCAATCATCGCCACAACATCAAGACCCGTGGCTGCGAGGACTTCGGGATTAGAAACAAGAATTGAAACAAGCTCCTGAAGAGACTGGGCAATGTAATTCTTCTCCGATGCAATCGTGCCATCATAAGAAAAGTAGTCTTCATTACCTTCAAGCACTGCTGGATCTTCCGGATGAAACTGTGCCCAGGTTAAATCAGCATTATCACCAAGGATTTTCGTGTAAGTCTCATAGCTAAGATCTTGCCGGCAGTTAAGAAGCATCTTCCTCCCTTGCGGGGCCAAGCCATCAATCCAAATAGTAGCTGCAATGAGCTTCATCCTAGAAGCAGCTCCTGCATTCGCGGCCCTATTTTCCGTCGCAGACCGTCGTCCAGAAGCAACCTGTCCCATGGAATTTTCATTCACCCCACTAATCACTTGCATCATCTTTGCAAGTGAATCAGCGTCTTGAATATGCGTGGATGTAGGATCAACAGTCTTAAGTTGACTAATAAACGCACTAACTCCTTGATTGTATGGAGCATTTTTCTTCAGCAGAATGTATTTATTCCCTGCCGTCAATGTCGCCACATCAACAAAAGAAGGATCAACAATAAAACGACCCTCGATATTCTGCCGCACCGCAGCCACCCGGGCGTTAATTAACCACGTGATAACTTCCTGCAAGGGATCAATCAGTGTCGAAAGAGAATCCGTCAGCTCCGTGTGCTGGTCAGGAGACATCGTCAAGATGTCATAAGTAAATTCATTATGAGGAGCATTCAACGGCTCAGCGGAAAGAATCCTCCGATCATTTGCCAGCGTGAAAACCCAGATTTCTTCATCCTGGTTGTCGTTCAATTCATAATCAGCTGGCACAATCTTAATCTGCACAGTTGAAACGCAAACCATGTAGTCGTCCGTCTTAGATCCTTTCTTCTGAATCGCGGGATCAACCTCACTCAGCTTCGTTCCAAAAGACCTATTCTTCCAATCTTTACTCTCAAAAGGAAGCACATACTTTGTGCCCACGAGTTTGCCTTCTTTTTCCATTGCTCGAAGGTCTTGAAAGTGAAACTCCGTCTCATCAGCAGCAAATCTACCTTGTTTCCACTTGCTCAGAGGCATCCGGGTGTCATAAAAGAAATGATACGGAGAAATAACCTCCACATCATTTCCTTCATAAACAATCACTTCCTCCTGTTCCTCCTCCTGGATATCATCCATTTCCATGGACAGCCCCTGAATAGGATCAAAAGGCACCTCAATTGGAGCAACTTTCCTCGTCAACATCCTAGAATCATACTTCCAAGAGGTCTTCACAACTCCAATATTAAACCTTGCCATGTCCAAAAGAGCCTGGACCAGCTTAGAGTGGTATCGTGTCTGCCTAATTTCCCTATCAATCACCGCCTGGCAGTCCTCAAGAACCTTACCATAATCCTCTGGACCCGTCGGCACAAGCTCAAAAATAGACTCCTTCTGTGTATAAGCCAAGAAAAGGAACGTCACAAGAGCATTCACCTGTGCAAATGACAATGGAATCGTCATCTTCTCTGGCTCTCTCTTATGCCTAGCCCGCGCATCGTCAGCATCGGGATTCCGGATTGACCGATAAGTGTTCAGGGATTTATCCCAAGTGGCGTAGTTGGCAGCGAGTTTGCCACGTGCACGGTTGAGATTCTTCGTGAGAAGCCGACGGAGTTCCTCCAGCTTCTCATCGGGAACCTCAGCTGCGAGGCGCTTTGTGATTTCTGGAGTCATGGAAGGATACCAAGCTTTTGAAGATGGTCTGTCATCATTTTAGCCTGCGAGGCTTGGTCTAGATCTTGTGGAATCTTAGCTTCTTGCATTAATTTAAAGGCCTTAGCATTCGCTTCATCAGAAGGAATAATAGGTATAATACCAGGTTCAGATTTCATAAGAAATGGAACTCCAATATGAGAGGGGACTGCTCTTACAGGTGCAGTGCCAAAAAGTTTATTGATTGCAAGGATTAAATCCTCTTGAGTTGGTTGTCCGTTAACTGCTTCCAGCTGTTTTGTAGGAGCAGCCACGGGGCCTGAATAAGCATTCGGATGCACATAGCCAGCTGCTGGTAAACCACCATGATAAATCATCTGACCGAGGCCAGAAAAGTTATGTAATTTGCTTTGTGATTTCTGGAGTCATTAGATGTTAAGTGGTGCAAGTGAAGCCTCAGCAAAGCTGGAAAGATCCAATCGGCCGTATGTTGTGGAGATTTCCTGGCGAAGTTGTTCTTGCCGTCCTAG